GCTGATGATATGCATAGCAAGATCACCTGGGGTAACAGGTGTGATGCACTTGAAGCTGCCCTCGCTGATGCGGAGGTTGCTTGATGCTTTACCAAGTTAACTATAACCGTGGTTACAACACACCTGTGTGTGCCACTGAGTATGTACATGCCGACTCATATGATGAGGCATGGGTGATGGGTGATTGCAAAGCAATGTACCCTGAACGTGTGTTTGATGTTTATCCTATCAATGAGGGAGTATGAGTCTTGACTTTATGACTGCTGATCTTAGGGAGGTGATCGACACCTTGTATTGGGTGAGTGATCGCAGCTCTGATGCACGCACTGATTGGAACACTGACATCTTTGAATGGGTGTCTCGTATTGATGAGGATGATTACGAATGAAACCAAACATCTTCCCCATCTTGAATGATGCTATTGAGAACGGCACACGTGCTGCTCTTATGAATAGTGATCGTGTCAACATCGAGGACGTAGATGAGGTAACCCATCACGTAGCTCGTGAGATCTGGGTATTGATTGACACTTACTTCACCTTTGATGATGAAACTACCTAGTGATGTTGTCGTTGGACAACACATTCAATTCGTTTGTCTACTTATTGCAGCTGCTATTGCTGCTATCTATACACTTGGGTACTGCCTAGGTGAGAACATCCATAAGCTCAACAACTACATCAGTGCGTTATACACACGAACAACTACATACATTACAACTACAAGCCATGCAAGATCATGGACGTGGCTTACTAACTAGGCAGCAGTTATTACAACTGTTGCACCGCATTGATCGCATTAGTTCTACCTTATGATTCACAATCATCAGCCTCGGCTGTATGAAATCACAATGTCTAGTGGCAGTAAGTATTACTTACTTGCCGCCAATTCAGAACAGGCTGCATGGTCTGCTATTGAGTTGTCCAAGGACGTAGATACACACCTTACAAATGTACGTATAGCAGATGAGTGGTAAGCGCGAATACTATCCAAACAACTGGCAAGAATACAAGGACGCAGATGAAAATGACTTCATTCCTCATACGTTTGAGGAGGTAATGTCATGGAAAGTAGGTGGTTGGGAACTCCCTAGTTCTGTATGTTGTATTATACGTTCAACAGATCTTAAAACAAAGAAGGTCAAAGAGTACGTGTATCAACGCCCGAGTGCGGCACAAGCGAAGGTAAATCAACTGATCAATACACCTGACATTGAGTTCGTTGTGGCGGACTCAGACTCCATTCACTACCTGACTCCTCACGATTTTAAGCATGACTGAAAAGGCATTTACACATCACCTAGACAAGCTGTTGACTGAACTTATGCAACATCCGCATAAGGAAGAAGTGTTAGAGCTAGCCATGGAGCAGCTCTCCGATGATACTCTTGTACTGGATGCGTTAATCTTTTGACACTCTTCAGTGCTGGCCGGTTGTACATCGGCACCGATAAGGAATCCTTTTGGGATGCCTGGCAAAATAGTACAGGTGTTTCTATCCACCTGGGTATCATGCGTCTAGAGTGGGACTGTCGCCCACGACACGATGGACCCACTCAGACGACAACTCACCGATCCACAGGTCGAGCGACTACTCAAGGCCGTAGAACGCCTGCTTGCGTTTGATCGGGAGGTGCCTGGTCAGGTCATGGCAACGTTGCTTTACATCGCTGCTCACGACAACTGCCACAAGCAAGCACTTGAGGAAGATCTCAAGTTCACCACTGCTAGTGCCAGTCGCAACACTGACAAGCTCTCCCGACTTCATCGCTTAGGTAAACCCGGCTTCGATCTGATCATTAAGGAGGCAGACCCATCTAACAAACGCAGACAACAGCTACGCCTCAACAAACGAGGTCAACGACTCATCGAGCAAATCAAAGAGGATTTGTATGGCAACAAAACTCCAGATGTATCTGGACAGGCAACCACAGAAGTCAACGATCAAGAACTTTGATCAGGCTTTTGAGTTTGCTTGTACCAACCATCCCAAGTGGTCATTACAACAGGAGAAGAAAACACAAGCGGAGAACGCACGCCGTCATCACCGCCAACTCAAGGAACACATGGACGGAGAGGCAATCCCTCTCAAGGCTATGGATTCCAAACTCATTGCTGATGTCACTGAGAACATCAAGGATGAGCTTGAGTGGACAGAGAACAGTGCGAACAAGTTCCTCTCTACTATCAGCACTACATTCAAGTGTCTCTTACGTCATCACTTGATTACAGATATGCCTGTGATCATGCGATACCAGACACCTGAAGGACGTACTGAATGGTTCACGCAGGAACAAGTTGATCACATGTGTCAGATCGCCAAAGATCATGGACGCAACGAGCTATCAGATCTTGTCTTGTTTGCTGCCTACACAGGTTTGCGTCAAGGGGAGATCAGGAAGCTTCGTGCTTGGGACTTTGATTTCAGGATGGATCAACCATTCATTCATGTGGGTGGCACACCTGAAACACGTACCAAGACAAGCAACTACAGACAGGTTGGTCTCAATGATCGGCTGTTACCAATGGTGCATCGCTTACTTGATGCAGCACGACCGAACGATTTAATCTTCGGTGATCATTGGTACAACAGACAGCGGATCTCTCGTGAGTTCAACCGAGTGCGTGAGTTCCTGATGTATGCGGACAACACGGTCACCACTGGCCATGTGTTCCACACGCTCAGGCACAGCTATGGCACCTGGCAGATTGCTGCAGGGACGCCAGTCATGCACGTCAAACAGACGATGGGACACTCCAACGTCAAGACGACCGAGCGCTACGTCCATAACACGTATGCTGCTGTTGTCAACTGCGCTAATGCTATCTAGGTCCGTCTAGGACTGCGCCAAACCGGCTGCTACCATGGATTTGGGGTTGAATCTCAAAACTGAGAATCGTTGGAATCCCTTGGGAGCGTGCCGGAATTGGTAGACGGACTCGACTCAAAATCGTAGTTCGTGACGTATAGCTTTAGTGCACACGAGCGGGGTAACACCCGCTTTTTCATTGGCATGACTACATGTCCACCTGGGTATTCCTTCGTCGTTAAGTCGAGTACCCAGTCTTACACAATTCTTCACACTCATCGCCTATGCAGCACCACGTTGATGACCTGAAGATCGCGGATCAGATCCGCCTAGAGAGGGAGCAGATCGCCTGCGGGGTCAATAAGTTACATGACAACGTAAAGAAGCTTGAAGACAAGAGCTACGCAAGTGCGAGCGTCTATGGCGTTTCAAGCATGAACGCATTGCTGCCTCGTGTAATTGAACGCATCGAGAAGACATTCAACCGGATCAATGAGGGGTACACAGGGCGTGATTTCAAGGAGATCAATCGACACCTAACCGAGCTGGAACCCCTAGCTATTGCAGCGATAGCCGTCAAGGTGACCTTCGATCGGGTATTCAGTAGCAAGCCAAAAGCCAATCAACTCGTTGACTTGTGTGCGGCGATTGGTCAGGCCGTTGAGGCCGAGTGTCAGATGCGCCACTACGAGCGTTCTGCACCCGGACTACTGAATGACATTAAGAAGCGATATTGGCACGCTTCCTGCGGCACAGAGCAGCGTCTGACGGTCGTTAAGACCATGATGAACAGACACGAGGTAGATCCATGGGAGCCTTGGGGTCGCCACAACAGAGTCAAACTAGGTGGTTGGTTGCTAGACGCTATTGCGGAAGTCAGTCAATGGTTTGAGAAGTCCACGGTCCAGGAGGGACAAAAGACTGTCAACTACGTGGTCCCAACAGCTGAGTTCATGGCTGTTAGAGATCAAATCATGAGAGATGCAGAGCTGTTTGCTCCCATTGCATGGCCAATGCTCATACCGCCAAACGACTGGTCAAACGAACGTGCTGGTGGGTACATCCTCAACGAGGTAATGCATGGCTATGACTTGGTTCGACGCGGTGGCCCCCGTATACAGGGGAAAGCTCCTATTGACTTCTTGAACAAGATTCAACGTGTGGCTTACACACTGAATCCATTCATTGTCGAGGTGGCTGAGACCCTGCAAGAGCGGCAGACGCAAGTCGGGAAGTTTGTCCCGATTGTCAGCCTGGACCTGCCTCCTAAGCCTGTAGACATTGCCGAGAACTACGAAGCACGTAAGGACTACAGGCGACGTGCGGCAGAGACTATGAACACCAATGCACATGCATTTAGACGTTCATGTCGCACACGGATGACAATGGAAACGGTCGCACGCTTCAAGGATGTGGATCGTTTCTACGTGCCATGGTCATTTGACTATCGCGGAAGAGCCTATCCAATTCCTTCATTCCTAACACCTCAAGACACTGACTTCGGTAAGAGTCTATTGAGGTTTGCGGATGAGTCGTACATGACCCATGAAGCAGAGGATTGGCTTAGGTTCCAATGCGCTACTACCTACGGTCTTGATAAAGCTCCAATGTCTGAGCGACTAGCTTGGGCACACGAAAATGAAGAGCTGATAAAAAGGATTGCCAAACATCCTATTGACTGTCTTCCTGAATGGGAAGCAGCTGATGAACCATGGCAATTCTTAGCAGCATGTGATGAGCTGTATCACTGTGTCTTGATTGCTGATAGGCAATTCACAGGTCTTCCTGTTGCAACAGATGCAACTTGTTCTGGGTTACAAATCCTGGCAGGTCTTGCGAGAGACAAGAGCACAGCTCAACTAGTAAATGTTCTCCCTGGTGACAGACCACAAGATGCCTACAAGGTCGTAGCAGAAACTGCTAAACCTCACTGCCCAGAGAGCATCCAACCTTATATGGACAGGAAAACTGTCAAAAGGGTGGTGATGACCGTTCCTTACAATGCTAAGCCGTATTCCAATCGTGGTTACATACGGGAAGCATTGAAGGAAAAGAAGGTAGAGATCAGCAAAGAAGATCTAACAGCAACAGTCAAAGCAGTACGCAATGCCATGGATGTTGTCGTACCCGGTCCTATGGCTGTAATGAGTTGGATCGAGAGTGAGGTACGTAACGCAATCAAAAGCGGAGCGGAATTTCTAGAGTGGACAACACCATCTGGATTTGTTGTTCATCAGAGGTTAGATAAGTATGACTCTCAAGAGATCAAGCTTCAGCTCTTGGGTCAGGCAAGGTGCAAGGTCTTTGTGAAGAAAGAAGAAAGTGGCAAGGTTGACATCAACCACCACAAGAACGCCACTGCTCCCAACCTTATCCACTCTTTAGATGCTTCACTCCTACACCTATCCACACTTCGGTTCGATGCACCTATTGCATTGATCCATGATTCAGTGCTTTGCAGAGCTACTGACATGTCCGTCCTGTCCACATTAGTACGAGAGACGTACATGCATCTCTTTGCAGAGCACGATTACTTACGCGACTTCGCCCGACAGATAGGAGCGGAGAGCGAACCACCGATTATTGGAGACCTTGAACCGGAATCCGTAATTGAATCCACTTATTTCTTTTGTTAATGGCACAATCCATCCACGTTACCCAACAGCCTGTTGTCCTTGAAGGTTTCCAGGCTGTGATGAAACCCTCTAAGTTTGGTTATTCCTTGGCTACTGTTATTGATAGTGGTCTTGTAGAGAAGCTTGAAGAGGATCGCGTTGAAAGCCTCAAGTGGGCAGAATCAAAACTGAAGAACCCTAAGCGTTCTACTCTCAAGCCTGAGCCTTGGGAAGAGGTAGCTGAGGGTAAGTACAAGGTTAAGTTCAGCTGGAATGAGGAGACCAAACCTCCGGTCGTAGATAGTGAAGGGACACCAATCACTGATGAGAACACTCCGCTTTACAGCGGCTCAAAGGTGAAGCTTGCTTTCCGTCAGAAGCCATACATTCTGAAGGATGGTATCACCTATGGAACAAGCCTCAAGCTTGTCGGTATCCAAGTAATCACGGTCAACGGCACAGCTGGTGTTGATACTGGTGATCTTGATGAAGTAGAGGTCGCTGCCATCTTTGGCCAGACCAAAGGGTATAAGACATCCGAACCAAACGTCACCCCTAAAGTGACTGAAGAGATCGACGAAGACGACATGGAGTTCTAATGAAATTCCGTTCAGGTCTTGAAGAGAAGGTCGCTGATCTTCTCCAAGGCTTGGGAGTTACCTACGAATATGAATCAACCAAGGTTCCCTACATCCTTCAATGCAACTACACTCCAGACTTTCTTTTACCGAATGGTGTCTATCTCGAAACAAAGGGACAACTGACGGAGGAAGACCGAAGAAAGATGAAAGCAGTGAAGAATGCGAATCCCGAGTTAGATATTCGCTTCGTCTTTCAAGCACCGTATAACAAGATCTACAAAGGCAGTAAGACAACGTACGCCACTTGGGCTGAAAAGCACGGCTTCAAGTGGTGTGCCTTTCATTCAATCCCAGTCGAATGGCTGACATAGACCTAATTAGAGACCTAGCCATGAATCTGATCATGGCACTAGATAAATACACTTCTCCCAACGACATCATCGAAGGCTTCGAGGATGCACTTGATGGGTATGAAGAACTGATTAACACCTACCACCAACAGAAATGAACTACGCCACCTACGGCACTCCTGAGTTCTACAAGGAAGGCTTTGCTGATTACTTCGCTGATGTGGATGCAGGAAATCCTGAAACAACCAAGAACCTGATCAAAGGTTTGTTCATGGCGATTGACGAATGGTTTGAGTATCACGATGCACAGGCACGAGAGTTTGCAGCAATCCGAAAGCGAGTTCGTGAGGCACTTGCCATGTGATCACTGCGGATCATCTGATGCCAATAGCTTGTATTCAGATGGTCACTCCTATTGCTTCAAGTGCGAGACATACAGCACTGGAGTAGATGTTGTTCACACTCATAAAATGTCATCTAATGTCCACCTCAAAGGAAGTGCAGAAAGGCTGCCAAAGCGCGGCATCTCAGAAA